GACGCCGCGCCAGTCGGACGTGATGCGCTTGCGCCCCTGGCGCAGGTCGATAGTGACCGTCTCGCCGGAGTAGACTATCAGGTTGAAGTAGAGTCGATGGCCGGTCGATTGATTCTCCAGCCATTGCAGAGTGCAACTCGCGCTGGATGGGCCAATGAGCGTAATGACTGGGAAGTTTTCGGCGGTGCCCGTCTGCGTGACGGTGGTCAGGCCAGCGGCGAGCGCAGTGCCAGTAGTCGAGTAGCCGATGAATAAGTCGCCTTGATAGCTGGCAATTGTGTAAACGAACGGGGTCCCAGGTAAATCAATATCTGGTTGATACCAAACATACCCATTCCAGACTGCCAGTCTATCTGCTAATGATAACCCACCTGCGCTAGTAAATTCTCCGCCAGCATAGATGATCCCATTAAGATACAGTAACGAATAAGCAATAGCGTTAAGTCCGCTTCCCAAAGGGGATATTGAAGTCCCATTGTAGACAGAAATATTGCTCGCTGAAACTCCTCCAATAGTAGAGTAAAACCCTGCGATGTAAAGATTACCGTTTGGAGAAAATAGAATAGCCTTTATACCTTCCCCAGTAAGAACTGAATTGGTTGTGACAACAGTTGTCCAACTTGATCCATTCCATTTCCGAACTGAAGTCGTACCTGGGCCTGCCCACTGTGTTTCTCCGGTCCACAAATTATTGTTAGCATCAATAGCTAACGCCTGGGCGTTATGCGGGAAGACGGTTGCAGTAAAAGGTGAAGTCCCTAATGCTGACCACGTACTACCATTGTATTTAGCAATGTAATCAGCAGCGGCGATATTATCCCAATTTGTAAATTCGCCGCCGATATAGATATTGCCACTTGAATCAATAGCGATACTTTGTACACTTAAGAAAGTTCCCGTAGTGTTATTAAAGGCAGTCCAAGTGCTACTACTAATATTCCAACGTGCAAGACCTTTGCAGGCAGCCACACCTGATCCGACTGTCCTAAATTCACCTCCGATCCAAACATCCCCATTAGCAGCTATCGTAATATCGGCGACGAGCAATGATCCAGCTCCAGCCCCCACCCCGGCATCCATTGCAACAAAAGTTGTTCCATTCCAATAGCAAATCCCATTAACAGTGACACCGTTGGCCGTCGTGAAGGTGCCACCGAAATAGACTCGTCCGCGCTGATAATCAACTGCAATACAGCGTACCTCGGCCTGCATCCCGCTGCCCAGCGCCAGCCACTGCCCATTCGTGCGCCGGTTGGCATATGCCGAACTGGACACCGAATCCTGGAAGTCCAGCGCGAAAGTGTCCTGGCTGTCCTCGTACCAGAACGGGTCAACCGCCAGCAGCCGCACCGGCGGGTGCTCCGTATACCCCATCGGATTGGCGAATTCCAGCCCCGCCGAATACCTAAACCAGCCGTACACTTTGCGCGCACTGACCGCGCCCGAATACCCGATGATGAACGGCTGCGCCCCGCGCACCCGGTCCGGCTTGAGCAGGTCCCATAGGTCCTGCCGCTTGGCGTGCAGTGTCGGCATGCTCGTGCCGGTGAGCTTCGCCACCAGCACCATTTCGCGCGGCTGAATCTTGGTGGACTGGAACACGGCGCCGGGCTGGAGCGCCTGGCCGAGGATGTTCTGCTGTATCGCTGGCACGCCGAAGCGGTTACTTGAGTCTTCTATCTGGATTCCGTAGTCGGTATCAAAGTCCCGCTCGCGCCCGCCGCCGCGCTCCTGCGCGTCGCGCGTGCTGGTCGAGCCGTGCCGCAGACCGGACCATCGGTAGAGCGATCCCATATCGCCGTCGATATAGGTCGTGTAGTAACTTTGTTGCTCGACCTGTATCCCATCGAAGTAATAGGTTTCATTGGTGGTATTGCGAATGATGCAAGACGTTGAGCCATTGGCCTGAGCCGCGATGATGCTCACGCCATAACGTACCCAACCGCCAGTTGAACCGCCGATAATAGAAACCGCGTTGTAATTGCCGCCGCTGTCGAGTGAAACTTGTAACGTATTGGCAGCATTCCCGCGAGCGTAGAATGTGACGTAGTGAATGGCGTTTGCCAGCGTCGTCAGAGTTAGATTTACGCCACAGTTGGCGCCGCCACTGGGAATCCGGTAACTATAAGCACCGAAGCGGGCGTAGGTAGTATCGCGAGTGACGGTACAGCCGCCGCCTAGATTGAGGAAGTTTCCCGCCAGCTCGGCCGACGGGTTGAGCACCAGGTTCGTGCCCGCTTCTGGAACAACGATGGTCCACAGTCCGGCCATCAGTACGCTCCCACCAGCGCCGCCGCCTGCGAGAACTCCAGCGGCACGTTGACCGGCTGGCTGCTGTTGATGGTTAGGTTGTAGTTGGACACCATTCCGCCATTCTGGCCGCCGCCTCCAAAATAGTTGCTCCCTGGAATTATCGGGGGTCCATATGATACTGGTGGACCAGTCGGTATAGCCGGGGCCTGGAAGAAGCCCAACGCTTCTTTGGCCGCCGCAATAGCCGCCGCAACCGCGGCCACAACGGCGCCGATGAGCCCGCCAACCGCGCCCAGGACGCCGTCAGTAATTCCCTGGACAATGTTTCCGCCAAGAGTTTTCAGGTCCTCAACAATGAGCGGTATTTCTATTCCTAGTCCTTCGAGTAGGCTGGTCACAAATTGCTTCCCGAAGTCAACCAGCGCAGGCAGTCCGGTATAGACAACCCAATCACCAATAGTTTGGATGAAGGTGTCCAGGGCCGGGCCGATTTTGGGTATGGCTTCGTCCTTGACCCAATCTATAAAAGCCGCGGCCCACAAGAGCAGGGTCTCTAGCAAAGCCGGGACGCCCGTTGTGATAAGCCAGGCCGTTAGCTCGCCTAGGAATTTTCCGGCCTCGATCAGCATGGGCGGTATCTGCGGCCCAATCCATTCGACAAACTCGGTCCCCCAATTCAGAAGCTTTTCGACCAGGATAGGAACTTGCTCGGCCAACCAGTCTATAAGTGATTGACCCAACTCGGCCGCCTTTGCCAAAAGTGGCGGTATCTGCGGTGCGACCCAGTCTACAAAGGCTTGCCCCCAAGTTTTTAGATTCTCAATCCAGACGGGCGCTTGAGCGATTAACCAGGCTAGGAATTGTTGCGCCAGTTCTCCCGCCTTGACTAACAATGGCGGAATCATCGGAGCTATCCAGTCTACAAAGGCCTGGCCCCAGGCCGCCAGTTGCGCTAACCATCCGGGGAGTTGCGCCTGTACCCATGCTAGCGCCGCGGTAATAAAATCATTGAGCGCCGGCTCAACTTTTTCCCAAATCCCAGAGAATGTATTCCCTAAATCCGCAAACGCTGCCGTAATCTGGGTCATGTCGCCACTGAGTAACGCAGTGACGAGGGCCCCGATTTGTTCCCCAAGAAGAGTTACAACTGGAATAGCGGGTTGAATGACATCCTCGAAAAGTTGTTTCGCTACAGGCAGAAAAGAATTGCCAATCGTCTCGGCCGCCTCGCCCAATGTGCCTTTGAGTATCTCCCACTGGCCCGTCAGCGTCTCGGCCTGCGCCTGCGCCGCGCCGCCGGTCGTATCGGCCAGCTTGTCCATGATGAGCGCAACGGCGCCGGCATTGTCGCCCGCGTCAACCAGCAACTTAATCTGCTCTTCGAGAACGGAGTCATAAGCGCCGGTGGCACGCTCGATGCGCTTGAACGCGGCCTCCGGGTCGTCTTGCGCGCGCGCGAGCAAGATCGCGGCGGTGCTGGTATCGCCCATCACCGCACCCAGGTCAACTACCGATTGAATAAACGCCGGCATCTGCTCGGCACTGATCGTTCCAGCCCGGAGACCTATTGTCTCGATTGCCAGGATGGCGTCATCGCTACCTCCGGCCAGGTGGGTGAACTGCTGCGCCAGGGCGTTGGCGGCCTCGGCTGTCAGACCAGCCGCGCCGCCTGTGGATTTGATTGTCTGCGCGAGTTGAGCCTGTATCTTTTCGTTATCGAGCGCCGCCGAAACAGAGACCACCATCCCGGCGCCCAAGGCGGCAAAGCCTACTGCCGCTGCTGCCAGCCCTGCCGCGACCGCCCCTGCCGCCAGTGATCCTAGCCCGCCCAAAGCGCCCGTAACGTTGCCGATAACGCTGGTTGCGTTGTCGATGGCGTTAAGGTTGATGTCCAGGTCAGCGGCCATTGTTCAATTCGCGCATCGCCAGCATGAGCTCGTTGTACATCGTCCGGGTATCAGGCGAGACCTTGTCCATCCCGGCCCGCTCGACCAGCTCCCGCGCCTGGCGCTGGTTGCGCGCCTGGTCGAGCGCTCCCAGGCGCAGCCACCAGCGCAGCGGCGGATTGACGCGGTGCGGCTCCATGTGGAAACGCTCGGCATAAGCTATTCGCGCTGTCCAGTCTGGCAGGCCCCCGGCCTGGCCTGCGGCCCAGCCTAGGAGTTGGCGCCGTTCGCTTTTGGGACCGCGAGCGCCTCAAACTTGGCCGTGATCTGAGTAACGACGCTCTTCATGTCCCGCAGCGTCAGCGCCCCGACTTCTTTCGGAGTCCAATTCGAGTACGACTTCATGAACTCCTTGAATCCGGGTACGCTGAAGCCGCCGGGCATGAACAGACTCAGATCGTCTAGCCGCCAGTCCTCGAGGTCCACTGGCAAGGTCAGGTCGAGCGGCTTATCCGGGACCGCCATTACAAACTCGCGCCGGTGAAGCCGGGCGCCATGATGGGCACTTCGTAGGTGAACACGGCCGCCGTCTCCGCATCCACTGCCGGGACTGGCCGCTGCTGGACATAGCAGGCGCCGTTGGTGGCCGAGCCCGCGCTGCCCACCGCGTTGTTGCCGCTGGAGTAGCGGTAACGACCTGCGGCGCTGCCCGCCGGATACCAACGGAAGTACATCGCGGTCCCGTTTTGGTAGGCAGCAAGCGCATCCTGAAAGAACCCGGTCGATGCGCCGGTGTAGATGCCCCGGACGCGCATCTGCCCTTCCTGAATCTTGCCCGGCGCGATCAGCGGCAGGTCGCCGTCCAGCGTGTGGACTGCGCCGACCTCGCGCACATTGTCCGGCATCGTCACCGAAACCAACTCGCCGCTGGCGTCGGTGAACGCCGAGCCGCCCGTGATGTTATACTCAAGTTTCGGGCTGCCCGAAATGAGACCAAAGAAACTGGTTGTCTGAGCCATAGTCGACTCTCCTAGTAGCTAGTCAGGTACGAATAACGCACGGTAAAACCAAAGAACAGCTTGCCGCTGTGATCGTTGACCGGAAACTTTCCGGCCAGGACCACCGGCCCGGAGTGATGCTGCCCGGTCAACTGGAAGTCGCATAACGCATTCTCCAGGCCATCCCACACGTCAGCCAGCCTGCGCCCGTGCGTGTAGGCGCCGCGCGCCTCGCCGACCTCGGCCGTCAGGCACACATACCCCAGAGTCCGCGTCCGGTTCCAGCCCCGCCCCGCCAGGGTATATACCGTCGAGGCGCTCTCTACCAGCGGCGTGTCCGGGTCGGGTATCAGCGCCGGGCACAGCCGCGAGAACATCTCGTTTGGGACATCCGCGCTGGTATAGATACGCTGGAGCCCGGGCACGGCCAGCACTGCTATTGCATTCTGAAGCTGGAGCAGCGTCAGGGAGGACATTAGTATCCATGCCTGATATACGGCTCCAGCAGTTCGGCCGCATCGCGCGGCATGCCCATCGGTGTGAGTACCACGCCGGCCGCCGTCACCTTCGCTGCTTCGACGCCCTGGCCGAACCGCTTGCGATAGAACGCACTCGCCACTATGAGAGTCGCGCGCCGAGTGGCCGCGATGACCCGCTGCCCAGCGGCCGGTGAACTGGCGGCGCTGGCCGCGCGGTCCACATAGCCCACCGAGGCCGCCACGGTGATCGCGCCCTCGTAGTCGCCGCCGCTGGTCCCGACCCAACCCAAGCTGGCCGACTCTTTTAGAACAATGGCCGCGAAGGACTGAGCCCCGCGCGGCCATAGGTAGTAATTGCCCGACCCCATTGACGCGCCGTCTCCGTTGCTGGCCGCCTGCACCGCGAGCACATCCGGCCCGAACCAGATAGACCGGCTGTACGGTTGCGGCACATCAAGATACAGCGTCTCGGACGCGGCGTAAAACTGACGCGCGCAGAAGTTATCGACGGCCCGGCTCGCGTCGGTGATGATGTTGTCCAGGACTTCATCATCCACCGCATTCGGGGCCGCCGAATCTTCGCTGCTCATGATCTCGCGCAGGAGTTCAGCGCGCGTGATGTATCCGTTATAGATCGTCACAACGGTTTTCCCAGGGCCGGGCGGTCGTATGCCCGGCCCTGTTCTAGATCAGGCTAGGTGAGCAGCTTCAGGCCGACTACCGCCTCAGAGACAAGCAGGTGGCTGTCGATCCGGCGCCAGAACCACCAACCCACCGCCGCGCTGGCGGCGTACAGCTCATTCAGGACTTGGAAGTCCATGCCGCCGTTGTTGAAGTCGGCAATCCAGAAGAAGCGTGGATCGCCAAACGCGATGATGTTGGCCGTCGAACCGGTCGTGGACATGTTGTTGGCGATGTAGACCGGCTTGCCAAATATTCGATCCGGGTCTCCGGCTTGCAGGCCCGGCTGCCACAGGAAGTTGCCGGTGGAGGCCGCCGCGCCGCCTTCGCGCAGTTTGCGAATGCTCTTGGCAACCGTGTCGTGCATGAACCAGGCCGCGCCGGGGCGATACTGATAGGGCAGACCATGGTAGATGTCCACCAGCAGGTCGCCGCCTACCACGCCGTTAGGGAAGGCCAGTGCCAGCGTCGAGCCAGGCGACAGGCCCAGAGTCGAGGCCGCCGCCGCGATGCCTTGCGGTTGAGACGAACCTGTCCCGATAGTGAATGCTACATTCTCACTCTGGGTCAACTGCCAACTGGCATTATCCATGAGCAGCGCATCCAGCGGGATGCGGGTGTCCAGCGCCACCTCGCGCGAGGCGATGTACTGTGCGCGATAGGCGTAGGGCACAAACGCCTGGTTGGCGAACGTCGGCTCCATCTGCGAAGCCGCGCCCATTTCGGACGCCAGCGGGGCGGAGCCTGACCGGGTGATCTTAGGCACGTTGAAGGAGTTGGTGCCGCTGACCGGGAACTGATACGCGCCGGCCGCACGCACTACCGACTGCTCCTTGAGCGTGCCGATTACCTGGTTGGAATACAGCGCCGGAACCAGGTTGCCGCCGAGGGACGCAGTGCCTTCAAGCATGGAGGCCTTCATCGCTGCCTCGAAGTCGGCGCGCTTCTGCGGGTCAAACGGATTCCGCATGTAGTCCGTCCAGGCCTTAGCCTCGGAGCCGCCATGCTGCTTGACGAACTCTTGGTGCTTCTTCCATTCGTCCTTGCCGATTTCGCCGCGCAGCAGCGCCTTGAGCGCCGACAATTGCTCATCGGCGTAAGACTCCTTCGGGAGTTTGTTGAATGCGGGCGCGGCCACGCCGCCGGACTTGATGGCCGGCTCGGCCTTCATCGCGTCCACGTCCTTTTTGACGGTCGTCATCTGGTCGGTAATGGCGATCAACGAGTCCATGAGTTTCTTGAACTCGGCCGTCATTTCAGGCGAGAGCGCCGTAGTTTCGTCTGCCATTTTCTTTTTCTCCTGCACACTCGGAACGGGTACGGGTACTGCTGGCGTGGCGTCCTGTGCTCCATTCGGAGCCGGCGCTGGGTCTCCATTCGGAGGCGGCGCTGGGTGCAGGCTGTCCACGTAGGCTTTGAGGGTCATGGCCGAGTTGCGAGGCTCGGCCGGTGTAGGTGTCAGGGAAGCATCCAGGCCCAAGGGCCAGGACTTGATGCGATAGGCTTTTCCAGTTAGCTCACGCTGGACAAGGTGCGTTGCGGTGCCAGACGACCAGCCGAGCTTGTTATTCTCGGCCATGCTATAGATGGCCTTCTCGTACTCGTCGCGCAGGGCCAGTTGGGCTTCGACCCACATGCCGACGTCATCCTTGCGTAGCTTGCCCTTGCCAAGCTGGCGGTTTTTTAGAACGTCGTCGAGCCCGTGCTGATAGAACACTGGCGCGGTATCGTGTTCGCCAAAGTCGGTAGCGGCCGTAAAGTAATCGCCGGTCAGGTCTGGTGAGTCGGCGCTGGTAAAGCGCACCAGGTACCCACCGACGCGGCCATCTCCCAGGGCTTTGACTTCTGTCCCAGCGAATACGAGCGCCTTCTCGGGCATGTCCATGTCTGGCGACCATTCGGCCGGCATGGCCTCGTCAGTGAATCCGAGCGCGTCCATGTGGCCGACGATCTGGCCCGCCATCTGTTTTACCTGGCGGCCCATGCTCATGTCTGATTCGCTATGCCGCCGACCGGCTTTAATATCGAGTGATTTTCCCATGACCGATGTATAGCAGATTGCCGTTGCTGATTCTTTGTCCTTGCCGTCGCCCATGACTTTCTCAACGCACCGCTCCATGTCCGGCCACTTATCTTCGGGTACGTTTGCCCAGGGCATTTTAGTTACTCCGCAAATAAAAAACCCGCCAGATTCGGCGGGTCGGAGTGGGCCGACAGGTTAGCGCGGGCGGCATGCCGCGGGCGACTACGGATAGTCTAAATCAATTTTGCTTTGCTGGCAAGCGGTCCTGCCAGCCCAGCAGCGGGGCTATCATCCGCAGCTCGGTGATGCACGCCCGCCACCGGGTCTCAAAGTAACTCCGCAAGTACGGGTCAAGCGGCGGGCTGCCGGCCGATGCGCCCCAACTGGCGGCTATAATCACCGGTGCGGGACTAGTTAGAGTCGCCATGTCCGGTTGCCCTTTCCAGCAGCATCGCGTTGCTGATAAGCCACCGTACCCGCTGGCATTCCGGGCTGGCCTTGATTTGCTCCGCCAGCCAATCGTTTCGCGGATGCAGGTCGAACCCGCGCGCGCGGAACTTCTCAAGCCAGTATTCGCGCGGCTGCTCGTTAAGGTGCATGAGCCCGCCCTGGCCTGGAATTGCCGCGCTGAAGAACACCGAATCGGCATTCTCTGTCAATAGTCCAACGAGATAATCTGCGCGCAGTGGCGGCAGGTGTTCAGCCGTTTCGATGCACAGGGCCAAGTCAAACACACCTCCGCCTGAAGGCTCCCAATTCTCGCGCAGGTCAGCCGTCACAAACTCATCCGCCTCCAGCGCCTTGCCCGCATCCGGCGCCCCGTCCACGCCCAACACTTTCGCATCGGGCTTGAACGGCACCAGGTAGATACCTGGCCCACAGCCAATATCAATCACGCTCCGCGGCTGGAGAATTTCTGCCAGCGTTTGTCCCAGCCAAAAAGCCTGCGGCGTTTCCCAACTTACTATCTCTGCCTGCATCGGGTTATAGCTGGCGAGGTCGTAGGCATAGTCCTTCGCCGGGTCAATCATCGTTACGCTGCCCGTCAGTGCCTGCTCCACCAGGTCTATTGCGCCGGGCCAGTCACAATGCTCCTTGACGTACTTCATCCCGTTCTCGCGCAGGCGCTTGCGCAGGGCCGGGTCATCTATGAGCCGCTCGCAGTTGGCGACGAAGCCATCATAGTCGCCGTAAGGAACCACCAGACAGTTGTCCTCGTCGTGCAGATCATCACCGCCTGCGCCAATCGCGCGGCAGACTACCGCGCCGCAGGCCATCGCTTCGAGGTCCGGGCCGGGCCGGCCCTCGTAGCGACTTGCCTTCAGGAAGATGTCGCCGGTCGAGTAGATGCGCCGGATAAGGTCCTGCGGAGGCTGCACCCAGTGGTTGTCAAACTCGAACGTCGGCTGAAACTGGCTAAAGCCCAGCGCCCGGATGGTGCGGCCCTTATCCCACTTCAGATGGCGGATACAGCGTTTGAAGTATTCATCCACGTCCTTCGCTGGGTTGTGGCTGTATCCCTCGGTGACGATGGTCACGCCGTCGAATGGCGGTGTATCTGGGAAGCTCTCGGGGAAAAACAAGTGCTGGTCTATCCCGTTACGGATGCGGTAGACCTTGCGCCCTGGCACCGCCTCGGCCAGAA